AATATTTATTTTAAAAATATTAAAAATATGCATATAAGTAATAATATTAACAATATATATATAACTTGTAGAAAAAAGTGGCCAAACGGCCACGAACTTAAAATTGATAAAAATGTATTTGAAAAGGAGAAAAACATGCAAAAATACATAATGCACATGATAGAAGTGTATCATCCAGATATATTACAAAACTGCACTGAAATTATTTTTAAAGGAGATGCCGCTACCATCAAAATGAAAAATGGAGAATCTCTTTTATATACTAGTCTGGGGGATGGATTTAGATTACTACCTTACGACAGTAACAATATGACTTTTGACGAGTGCAAACAAGAATACAGTATTAGATTAAAAAATATAATGTACCAGAAAGGAATATCGCAAATTGAACTAGCTAAAAATACAAATATACAGCAATCTATTATAAGTAGATATGTCAGTGGTGTAACTTTACCTAGTTTTTACAATGCTGACAAGATAGCTAAAGCATTGGACTGTTCTTTAGATGATTTTAGATATATTGAATAATATATTAATTCGCGAAAAAAACATGCTCTTTTATGAGAGAAGATGATAAAAAGTTTATATTTTTTAAACTTTTTCTTTTAATTTTTGTAGGAGGGTGTAATGCATGAGTAAATTGGAGAGAGAATTCCAATCTAATTTAATCGAAGAATTAAAAGCAGTGTTTCCAGGGTGTTTAATAACGAAACTGGATTCTAGTTATATACAGGGCATTCCTGACCTTTTGATTCTATATACAAATAAGTGGGCTGTTTTAGAAGCTAAGCGAAATGCGAAAGCAGAGCATCAGCCTAACCAAGATTATTATGTGAATCTTTTAAATGACATGTCGTTCTCAAGATTTATATATCCAGAGAATAAGGAGGAAGTATTACATGAACTTTATGAAGCATTTCGAGCTTGAGGGAAAGCATGCTTTTCTTGGTGCGTCTAATTATCATTGGATCAATTATGACAGTGATAAAATAATCAATACATATATGAGACGCCAAGCTACTTTGAAGGGTACTGCTCTTCATGAATTAGCAGCGAAGCTTATTGAATTAGGGCAGAAATTGCCTAAGTCGAAAAAAACATTGAATATGTATGTTAATGATGCAATTGGTTTTAAAATGAAACCCGAGCAAGTTTTATATTATTCCAATAATTGTTTTGGAACGGCGGATGCCATATCTTTTAGAAACAACATATTAAGAATACATGATCTAAAAACAGGTTTTACACCAGCACACATGGAGCAGCTATTAATTTATGCGGCTCTTTTTTGTTTGGAATACAAAGTCAAACCATCGGAAATTCAATTTGAATTACGCATTTATCAGAACGATGAGATTGCAATAATGAATCCAACCGCCGAAGATATTGTTCCTATCATCGATAAAATAATAACTTTCGACAAAGTGATTGAAAAGATAAAACGCGAGGAGGTATAGAATATGGAATATATTGCTAAACCGCCTTTAAGTGAATTAGTAGATGAGCTATATCATTATGGGGTTAAAAGACGTAGCGGTCGATATCCTTGGGGGAGCGGTAAAGAACCATATCAGCATTCTGGTGATTTCTTGAGTCGAGTCGAAGAATTAAAAAGGCAAGGTTTAAAAGAAACTGAAATAGCAAGAGTTATGGGATTTATTGATCCTAAAACGGGTAGAACTCAATCTCAAAAATTGAGAACCCAAGTTGAACTGGCAAAACATGAGCGTAGAGACTTAAAGCGTGAAACTGCAATGAGTCTTAAGGAAAAAGGATACAATGCATCTGAAATAGCTAGACAGATGGGTTATAAAAATGAATCATCGGTTCGCTCACTATTGAATGAGGATACAGCAGTTCGTAAGAATCAGGCAAAAGCTACAGCTGAAATATTAAAGAAGATGGTAGACGAAAAAGGGATGATCGATGTAGGAAAAGGTGTTGAACGGGAACTTGGCATTTCATCTGAAAAAATGAAACAAGCTCTATACATTCTTGAGATGGAAGGATATCCGACTTATGGTGGCAGAATGGAACAGGCTACAAATAAAGGAAAGATGACAACAATGAGTGTACTATGTCCGCCTGGTACACCGCATAAAGATATATTTAAAAATCCAGATAAAATCGAAACTGTGGTTGATTACATTTCAAAAGATGGCGGTGCTACATTTGAACCTAGATTTACTTACCCTAGTAGTTTGAATTCAAAACGTTTAAAAATCAACTATAAAGAAGACGGTGGTATAGATAAGGACGGTTTAATTGAACTTAGACGAGGTGTAGCTGATTTAGATTTGGGTGGTTCGCGTATTTCACAAGTTCGTATATTAGTTGATGGAACGCATTATATCAAAGGAATGGCTATATACTCCGACAATATGCCGGATGGCGTTGATGTTGTATTTAATACAAATAAAAAACGCGGAACACCCGTTAAAGATGTTTTAAAGAAGATCAAAGACGATCCCGAAAATCCATTTGGTTCAAACATTAAGGATGCTGAACTCGGAGGGCAGTATTGGTATATCGATAAAAACGGTAAGAAGAAGCTAGGACTTATCAATAAGAGGGCAGACGAAGGAGATTGGTCTGAATGGAAAGATAAAGTACCTTCTCAGTTTTTATCAAAGCAACCACATCATTTGGCAAAACAACAATTAAAATTAGCCATTGATGACAAGAAGATGGAGTTTGAAGAAATTTGTGCGCTTACTAATCCTACCGTTAAGAAAAGATTACTGCAATCATTTTCTGATGATTGTGATTCGGCAGCTGTGCATTTGCAAGCAGCGGCTTTTCCAAGACAAAAGTATCATGTAATCATACCTATACCTACTATGAAAGATAACGAAGTATACGCACCTAAGTATGAGAATGGTGAACGTGTAGCATTAGTTCGTTATCCGCATGGTGGGACTTTTGAAATACCTATTTTAACTGTTAACAACAAACAAATCAACGCTAAAAAAGCGTTAGGTAACACAATAGACGCAATCGGTATTAATAGTAAGGTAGCCGAACGTTTATCAGGAGCTGACTTCGATGGTGACACGGTTATGGTTATACCTACTAGCGGTAAAGTTAAGATTACTTCTACTCCTGCCTTAGAAAAGCTAAAAGGATTTGATCCCAAAATGGAGTACGGCACTATTAAAAAGCCGGACGGATATTACAATAGTTCAGGTAAAAAAGTAAAGATAATGAGTGAAAGTTTTAAGCAAAAACAGATGGGTATTGCATCTAATCTTATTACTGACATGACCTTAAAGGGGGCCAACGATGATGAAAAAGCTAGAGCTGTACGTCACAGTATGGTTGTTATTGACGCAGTCAAACATCATCTTGATTATCAAAAAAGCTATGTTGAAAATGGTATAGCTGCTTTAAAGAAGAAATATCAAGGACATTATGATGATGACGGGAAGTACCACGAAGGTGCGTCTACCCTTATATCAAGAGCAAAGTCCCCTACACAGGTGGATAAAAGACAGGGTACCCCTAAGATAAATATCAAAGGGGCCCCATACTATGATCCAACTAAACCAGAGGGTGCATATGTATACAAGAGCGCAGATAACCTAGAATACCAGGTCAAGCAAACAAGTAAGACCGGCAAGGTATCTTATGTGACAAAAACTAGAACTGAAGAAGTTTCAAAAATGTCTAATACAGATGATGCCCGTACTCTTATATCGTCTAAGAATACCCCCATGGAAAGATTGTATGCTGATTATGCCAACACTATGAAAGCTATGGCTAATCAGGCTCGTAAAGAAATGGTATCTACTGGAAAAATTAAGTATTCCAAAACCGCAAAGACAGCCTATCAAAAAGAAGTAGTGTCTTTAAATGAACAACTTAAAGAGGTAATGAAGATGAAGCCTCGAGAAAGAAAGGCGCAGCTAATGACCAATGCTGAAGTAAATGCCAAAAAGCAGTCTAATCCGAATATGACCAAAGATGAGGAAAAGAAATTAAAGCAGCAAACACTTAACAAGTACAGAGATGCTGTCGGCGCTAAACGTATAGCTATTGACATAACTGATAAACAATGGGAAGCCATTCAAGCTGGCGCTATAAGTGAATCAATACTCAAACAGATACTGGATAACACTGATATCGATGCCATTAGAGAGCGAGCAACTCCTAGAGTTAGGAAAGAACTATCACCAGCTAAACTAAGCAAGATTAAACAAATGAATTCAATGGGATACACTCAAGCTGAAATAGCTAAAGCAGTTGGAGTATCCACATCAACAGTGTCAAACTACATTAAACCAAAAAAAAGAAAGGAGTAAATATTTATGGCAAACAAATGTTTATTAACTACAAATGATAATCCTTACAATCCAATTGACCAGTTTACTCAATGGTTAATGTTCGACATCGAAAAAGGATACAACACTTGTGAATATCTTGATCGAATTGCTAGAACTTCTGAACAATTTTCAGATGAAGAAAATGATTTGGAAATTGAAAGAGCAATTGATGAGATAATCAAATACGATTTCATGAATGTATATAAAAAAATAGTATTGAATTGACAGATACATCAATAGCATATCAAACATTTACAAGTTAAGGCATAGTAGGGGGGTCTTGAAATCCACACCCCCTACTAATATCGCGGCCCTCCTAAAAAATTCTCCGGGGGTCGTTTTCTGTAAATGTTTTTATTTTTCCTACGGTATTTAGAGGGTTCTCATCATTTAACGGATAACACAATAGAGTTAGGCATAACTGTTTCTATTCAAAAAATTTCTCCTTTCGGATTTTTATATCAACTAACCAGTCATTAGTAGAGCATCGATAAAACATAATATATAAAGTCTGAGAACCCTCTAAATACCGTAGGAATCTACAATGAAAAATATAAAAGGAGGCGACGAACTATGCGCAAAGTCAAGCCAAGTGAGGAGAAACCTGTGAAAAAATCCAGACGTGCTCTAACGCCTGATGCTAGAGAGAATCAATTAGTTGCTTTGGCGGTAGATCTCGCTGAACAACAAATCCGAGATGGTACTGCATCGTCACAAGTAATAACGCATTTTTTAAAACTTGGTACTGCTAAAGAACGTCTTGAACGCGAAAAACTTGAACAGGAAAATGCATTACTTAGAGCACGGACTGAAGCAATACAAGGCGAGAAGCGTTCCGAAGAATTGTATTTAAAAGCATTAAAAGCTATGCAAGTTTACAGTGGCAATGATGATGACAGTTAGAACATATTCTGAATTGATTAAACTAAAAACATTTAAAGAACGATTCGATTATTTAAAAGTTGATGGTGTAGTTGGAGAAGATACTTTTGGATACAGCAGATGGTTAAACCAACGGTTCTACAAATCACCAGAATGGAAATCAATTCGTGATTATGTCATATCTAGAGATTTAGGATGTGATTTAGGTCTTGAGGGTTACGAAATTCAGGATCGTATCATCATTCATCATTTAAATCCGTTAACAATTGATGACATTAAAAACATGACTGATTTTGCTATTAATCCAGAATACATGATTTGTACTACACACCGTACACATTTAGCCATTCATTACGGTAGCGAAGATATGTTACCAAAAGAAGTCACGACAAGAACAAAAAATGATACTTGTCCGTGGAAATTGAATTAAGGAAGGAGATAGTTGAATGATAGAAACCACCCCAATAATCAATGATTTCGACAGCATACTTACATCAATTAAGAAGCTCAATGGCATAGCTTCAACATGCAAAAACTTTGATATAGACATCATAATGTATATCAACTCAACATTTATGGATTTACATCAACTTGGAGTTGGTCCATGTGATGGTTTTGAAATACATGATGCGCAAACTAGATGGGTTGATTTTATACAGTCTGGCATCCTATTAAATGCTGTCAAGTCTTATATGCACTTAAAAGTACTAATGCTGTTTGATCCACCTTCGAGCTCCGTTGTTATTGAGTCAATTAATAGGCTTATCGATCGGTTTGAATGGAGAATTAATGCAGAAGTTGAATCTAAACCAGGAGGCATAAAAACAAAATGATTGAAAAAGAATTAAAACATTACGGCGTATTAGGTATGAAGTGGGGGCATAGGAAACAATCTAGACCCATGAGCGAAGACGCTAAAAAAGCTAAAAATTTAAAAAAGAAAAAAGTGAGTGAGATGTCTAATTCTGAACTTAAGCGATTAAACGAACGAATGAATCTTGAACAAAATTATAAACGCTTAAATCCGAATACTGTTAAAAAAGGAACGACTTATTTAGGTAGCGCTGTTGTTACAACTGGGTCAATACTGGCCTTATACAATAACAGTGATCGTCTTATCCAGTTAGGAAAAAAATGTCTAAGACTATAACACATATTATATGACATTATCTAATACTGCGACGCCTAAATATTATGGACAGTTTCGAGATGCTGTTTTAAGGGGCGAGATACCTGTATGTAAAGAAATCTCGATGCAAATGAATCGTATAGACGGTTTCATTGCCAATCCCGGAATTTACTATGATGACCAAGCCGTTGAAGGATGGATAAAATTCTGTGAAAGTGAATTAACTTTGACTGACGGATCGGATCTCAAATTACTGAATAGCTTTAAACTTTGGGGTGAAGATGTATTTGGCTGGTATTACTTTGTAGAAAGAAGTGTATGGGAACCTAGTCCAGATGGACATAGTGGACGTTATGTTACTAAAACTATAAAAAAACGTTTGATTAATAAGCAATATTTAATAATTGGTCGAGGCGCTGCTAAATCAGTTTATGGATCGTGTATACAAGGATATTTCTTAAACATTGATACTAGCACAACGCATCAGGTGACCACAGCGCCTACTATGAAGCAGGCAGAAGAAATCATGTCACCTTTAAGGACAGCAATCACGAGGTCAAGAGGGCCTCTTTTTGAGTTCTTAACCGACGGATCTTTGCAAAATACCACTGGGTCCAAGGCAAAACGACAAAAATTATCAGCAACAAAAAAGGGAATTGAAAATTTCTTAACAGGTTCATTACTAGAAGTACGTCCAATGAGTGTCGCTAAGTTACAAGGATTGCGATGTAAAATAGCCACCGTAGATGAATGGTTATCTGGAGATATTAGAGAAGACCCTATAGGGGCTATTGAACAAGGGGCTTCCAAATTAGACGACTACTTGATTGTTGCTACTAGTTCAGAAGGTACTGTCCGTAATGGCAGTGGCGATACGATTAAAATGGAATTAATGGATATACTCAAAGGCGAATACATTAATCCGCATGTTTCTATATGGTGGTATAAATTAGACTCAATCGAAGAAGTGGCTTATCCACAAATGTGGCCTAAAGCTAATCCAAATATTGGTAAAACCGTGACGTATGAAGTATATCAATTAGATGTCGAAAGAGCTGAAAAAGCCCCTGCAAATAGAAATGACATATTAGCAAAACGTTTTGGTATACCAACAGAGGGGTATACTTATTACTTTACATATGAAGATACGCTTCTTCATAAAAAAAGAGATTTTTGGCAGATGTCTTGCTCATTGGGCATTGACTTATCTCAAGGGGACGATTTTTGCGCTTTCACGTTTTTGTTCCCGTTAGCTAACGGATGTTTCGGAGTAAAAACTCGAAATTATATATCTTCCTTGACTTTTGGAAAGTTACCTCCAGCAATGAAGGCAAAATACGAAACTTTCATCGACGAGGGGAGTTTGATGATTCTTGACTGTACTGTATTGGATATGGACGACGTTTACGCGGATTTAGAAAATCATATTTCTAGTAATGGATATGATGTTAACTGTGTAGGATACGATCCATATAATGCCAAGTCATTTATAGAACAATGGACTATAGATAATGGCCCATTCGGTATAGAAAAAGTTCCACAAGGAGCTAAAACGGAATCAGTTCCACTGGGAGAGTTAAAGGATTTAGCTGAAGAAAGAATGCTTTTGTTTGATGAGGAAATTATGAAATTTGCTCTAGGTAACTGCATAACAATCGAGGATAGTAACGGTAATAGAAAATTATTAAAGAAAAGATACGAAGCAAAAATCGACCCAGTAGCGGCAATGATGGATGCTTATATTGCTTATAAAGCTAATAAAGATGCTTTTTAAACAAAAAAAATCAAAATGGAGGAAAATAGATGGAAATGAGATTAGGTTCTAGAGTCAAAAATGCATGGAACACATTCATGAATAAGGACCCCACATATATGTATCATGACATAGGTCCAGGATATTCGTTGAGACCGGATAGACCTAGGATGTCAAGAGGTAACGAGCGATCGATAGTGACGTCTGTGTATAACAGGATTGCACTGGATGTTGCATCTTTGAATATTAAACATGCAAAATTAGATAAAGATGGCCGTTTTATAGGAGAAGTTAGTTCTAGATTAAATGAATGCCTCAATCTAGAGGCAAATATTGATCAGACAGGTCGAGCTTTTATACAGGATGTTGTTATATCGATGATGGACGAAGGTGTTGTTGCGATGGTTCCAGTTGATATAATATCGAAACATGGAAACGCAAATTCGTACGATATTGAAACCATGCGAACTGGTAAAATATTGGAATGGTATCCGCAACATGTGAAAGTGAGAGTATATAACGATAGAACAGGACAAAAGGAAGATAAAATAGTACCTAAACGTTTTGTTTGTATTGTAGAAAATCCACTATATGCAGTAGTTAATGAACCTAATTCAACTATGCAGCGCCTTATAAGGAAACTGAATATATTAGATGCTATTGATGAGCAAAGCGGTTCTGGTAAATTAGATTTGATTATTCAGTTACCATATGTAGTTAAAACTGAACTTAAACGTCAACAGGCTCAAGATCGCCTAAAAAATATAGAGGAACAATTGAAAGGACCATATGGCATTGCTTATACCGATGCTACGGAACGTATTACGCAATTGAACCGTCCAGTTGAAAATAATCTAATGAAACAGATTGAGTATTTGACGAGTATGCTATACAGCCAGTTAGGGCTCACTCAGAGTATATTAGATGGAACAGCTGATGAACAGACTATGCTTAATTATTACAACCGTACATCGGAACCTATTGTTTCGACTATAGTTGACGAAATAAAGCGTAAATGGTTGACAAGAACTGCCAGAACGCAGGGTCAATCTATTGTGGTTTTTAGAGATCCGTTTAAACTCGTTCCAGTTTCGCAAATCGCTGAAATTTCAGACAAGTTTACTAGAAACGAAATTGCAACATCTAATGAAATTAGACAAGTAATTGGATGGAAACCATCTGATGACCCAAAAGCAGATGAACTTAGAAACAGTAATATTAGCGCACCTAAACAGGGTGCGTTTTTTGACGTTTCAAATAAAAAATTAGAGGAGGAAAATCAAAATGGATAAAGAATATGATTTTTCCGGATGGGCTACGAGAAATAATCTTAAATGCTCAGATGGAAGAGTTATTAGAGCCAATGCATTTAAACACAACGATGGCGAAAGAGTCCCATTAGTATGGAACCATAATCATGATGATCCACGCAATATTCTTGGTTATGCGGTGCTAGAAAACCGACCAGAGGGAGTGTATTCGTATGGAAAATTCAATGATACAGATGACGGACAACATGCCAAAAAATTAGTGCAGCATGGGGACATCAGTGCACTGTCAATCCACGCAAACAATCTTAAGCAGAATGGTCCGGATGTGTTGCATGGGGATATTAAAGAATTAAGTTTAGTAATTGGTGGTGCTAATCCAGGTGCCGTGATCGAATCGGTTATTAGTCACGGAGAGGGTTCAATCGAAGAATCAATCGTATTTATTGGTGAGGAATTTATCGAGGTAAGACCCGACCATGCCACATTTGTTAAGAATCAAGAATTTATGCATTCAGATGTAGACAATCCAAAACTGAAAGAAAAGGAGTCTGGTGATGTGGCAGACGATAAAGACAAAACAGTCAAAGAAATTTTAGATACACTCACTGAAGAACAAAAAACAGTCGTAGCATATGCGATTGGATCCGCATTGGAAAATGCTGAAGTAGACGATGAAGATGATGAAGTTAAACATAATTACGATGGAGGAAATACAATGAAACGTAACTTATTTGAATCAGATAACGAACGCGTTGATGGGACAACATTAACACATTCGGATGAAATGGCTATTATATCATTAGCTAAGCAAAGAGATGTTGGAAGTTTAAGAAGAGCTATGGAAATTTATGCTGAAGAAAATGAACTATCTCACGGCATTGATGATATTGAAACACTATTCCCAGATTATAAGGATGTACGCCCTGGTGCTCCAGAAATGATTACCCGCGATTTAGGATGGGTAGGGGATGTAATGCAAAAAGTACATAAATCTCCTATTAGTAGAATCAGAACCCGTCAAGCTGATGTTCGAGGTGAAGATTTAAGAGCCTCAGGCTACCAAAAAGGTAAAAAGAAAAATATTTCTGGTAATATCAAATTATTAAAACGTACAACAGATCCACAAACGGTATATCGTAAAGATGCATTGCATAGAGACGACATTGTAGATATCACTGATTTCGATGTTACTAGTTATCAATATGAAGTTATGCGTCAAAATTTACATGAAGAGCTTGCAGTTGCTTTCATGATTGGAGATGGTCGTGAAGAAGGCGATGATAACAAAATTAGCGAAGAACATATTCGTCCAATTTGGACAGATGATGATTTATACACTATCCATACCGATGTGGATGTGGCGGCAGCTAAAGCAGAATTGCAAGGTTCTAATACATCGGCTAATTTTGGAGATAACTATATTCGGGCAGAAGCAATTATTACAGCAGCTTTATATTCTCGTGAAAAATATAAAGGAAGCGGTACTCCAGACTTCTATTGTACACCACACTTGCTGAATGTAATGTTGCTAGCAAGAGATTTAAATGGACGTCGTATCTATGATTCTAAATCAGATTTAGCAGCAGCTTTAAACGTTGCTGAAATCAGAACTGCTGAGCAATTCGAAGGTAAAACTAGAACTACTAAAGATAACAAGCAAAAGAAACTATTAGGCATCTTTGTCAACTTAGCTGATTATTATGTTGGTTCCACTAAAGGTGGAGAAATCACTAAATTTGAGCAATTCGATATCGATTTCAATCAAAACAAATATTTAATTGAAACAAGATTATCTGGAGCATTAACTAAAGTATATTCAGCCATTGCTTTAGAAGAACCAGTAGCTGAACCAGCTGCTTAATTAATAAAAACTGGAGGAAATTCAAAATGACTAAATGGTTTGGTGTTATAGGCTTTGCTGAATCTAAAGAAACTTCAACCGACGTATGGGAAGAAGTTATTACCGAATACGAGTATTATGGCGATGTGATTAAGAACCGATATAAGTTGCAATCAACTGATCAAGTGGTTGACAATTTCATCGTATCAAATGATATTAGTGTCATTGCTGACTCATTTGTCACCGAGAATTTCCACCATATGAAATATATAGAATATATGGGTGCCAAGTGGAAAATAATTTCAGCTGAAGTCCAATATCCTAGAATTATTATTTCGATGGGAGGAGTATACAATGATGATGAGTAGAGAACGATTAAGTGCTATATTACACGAAGTTCTTGGAAGTGATAATGTATATTATCAACCTCCTGAGTCAGTAAAAATGAAGTATCCAGCAATAGTATACACGAGAGATTCAATCGATAATACATATGCTAATAACGGAGTGTATAAGCAGGAAAGAGCTTATATAATAACCGTAATAGATAAGAATCCTGATAGTGAAATTGTCGAAAAAGTTTCTAGATTACCTAGATGTCGTCACAGTAGACATTTCACTTCAGATAATCTTAATCATGATGTATTTACATTATATTATTAGAATAAATTAAAAGGAGGACAAAACATGTCTAGATTAGAATGGGATAAAACCGGAGAACGCTTATACGAAACAGGAGCTGACCAAGGAGTGCTTTATCTACAAGAGGCAGGGGCTTATCCTAAGGGTGTAGCTTGGAATGGTTTAACAGCAGTGAATGAAAGTCCATCCGGAGCAGAGTCTACCCCACTTCATGCAAATAACAAGAAATATTTGAATTTAAAATCAACTGAAGAATTTGCAGCAACTATTGAAGCTTATACATATCCAGATGAATTTGCTGAATGTGATGGTTCAGCGGAATTAGTTCCTGGTGTGAAAATTGGTCAGCAACCACGTAAAACTTTTGGGTTATCCTATAGAACACGATTAGGTAATGATACAAAAGGAATTAATCACGGGTATAAAATTCATTTAGTATATGGTTGCGATGCGGCACCATCTGAAAAAAGCTATCAAACTATCAATGACAGCCCAGAAGCTATTACATTTTCTTGGGAATGCTCTACAACGCCAGTTGATGTAATTGGGCATAACCCAACAGCTCATGTGGAAATTGAATCAACTAAAGTGGATGCTGAAAAATTAAAAGCATTAGAAGATATTTTATACGGAACAAACGCAGGTGCTGAGGGCGCTCCTGCCGCAACAGAACCTCGTTTACCATTACCTGCTGAAGTAGCTGAAATTATTGGTAAAGCAGCAGGATAAATCATAAATAAAAAGCTGGGGTTTTACTAATTAATTCCAGCTTTTTTAGAAAGGAGAAAATTAAAATGAGTAAATTACGGAGCGTCGACTTCGCATCCCAAGGTAAGCACATTAACAAAATTGAAGAAACTGATCAAGAACAAATTTCGAGATTGGAACAAGAAAATCTTGATTTGAGAATGGATATCGATGATTTGCAAACTATTTGCGATTATTTAGAAGGTAGGGTAACCACTCTTACTGAGATGTATATCGAAGCAAACAATTATATTAAGAAAAAAAGACTGTAAAGTTACAGTCTAATGCTTGTGACATTCTGGACAGCAGTAGTAACAACCGTCTACTTTGATTTTTGGCATAAAGTGCTTCATATTGCGTATAACTTGGTTTGCGCTATGGTTCATCCCTAGTCCTAGGCGGTTGTGTTCGTCTGGCAAATGTTTACAATCAACCCTATGGACTTCATGATAACCATTTTTACCGGCTTTGGTGTTTATTATATATCGTATCATTGAGATACCTCCTCTTTAACTAAATGAATATAATAATTTATGAAAGTAATATGTACGATTAGTTATATATTATATCTATCATAAGGATAAAATGTAACATGTCTAACCAAGAAGGCTTATTAGATAAGTAATACGAGTTAATCTATATTGAATTACCAAAAACAATTCACGGCATTTTAGTCGATACAGCATACGTATCAGGCTACGACAAGGAACTTATCGATTTAATGGCAAATACAATGGCTAAAAGAATTGAAGCTGAAATTAAATCTACTTATGAAATGCTTAAAAACTATGATTTACCTAAATGATCAGATATTACATTTACAGCTATTTTACTTAATATGTCGAGGGCAAACGAACCTACTTTTTTGGCTTTGGCTTTAGTTTCTTCCCATATGTTATCATCTTTAATATTTGCTAAAAATTGGTGACCCGTAGGGAGTATATCGTAGATGTTAAAATGAGGAGAATACGCTAAATCGCCCATTACTGGGGTAGCGTTAATCATCCCCATATCATTAAGTTGTTTAATAGCGTACAGCAGCTCTTCTGAGGTTCCGTTTTTGTCACCTTGCGATTCTAGTATGCTATTTACGACCTGTGAACTACATAATTGTTCACCTATTTTTTGATTATCTTCTAAGTACATTAGTACTGCTCGAACACTATTCGGATTTAAGTTCATATAATTACTCCTTTATTTGAAATTTAGAAAGCATTAAAGACCTAATACAGAAGCGATAAAATAAACGAGTATTACAAATATAATGAATATAATCAATCCAATTGTTGAGTTTCGATCTTCTCTGGCTTTTATACGTTTTCGCTCTAATTCTAACTTATGCTGTAATTCTAAATTTTTTCTTTTTTCCTCTTGCTTGATCTGATATCTAGTTTTTTTGCGTGGGACCTTTGCTTTATAGTCTATATGCTTTTCGGCAACTTTTTCAACATCAGCCTCTAGATTTACTTCTTGTTTTCTTAAATTAAGATTAAATTTCATATCT